TAAGAACTGTGGCACCAGAGGTGGCAGCGGCGGTCAATGATAATGCTGTAGTAGGATCACCTAATTCGATGGTGGGATCATTAACAGACATTGAAGCAGAGTTCACTGTCGTTGTTGTACCATCAATTTGTAGATCACCTTTAATAATAACCAATCCTTCTGAATCATTTCCAGCAGGATATGGGTCAATGATCATCTCAGTACCAGAAGTGGTAGAAATGACATTACCATCCATCTTCAACGAGTCAATTGTGAATTCACCCGTCTGATTGATTGTAGCATTAATGGATGTAGTACCATTAAATGTTACTCCGTTTTCAAAAGTAGTTGTTGAGTTAACTGATAAGGTATCACCAGCGGCGGTACCTATAGTTGCGTCATCATCTACGTTTAAATCTTTGATCCAAGCCTTAGCATTAACACCAAGTCCACCTGCGATAGTTACAGCAGCAGTGGTAGTGTTAGAGGCAGTAGTAGTGTCAGCAAATTTGACCTGAACACCTGAATCGAATTCTTGATCAGCACCAGCCCAACGTAGTTTGTCTAGAGTTGTCTCATCGTAGTAAACACGTGCGTCGTTACCAGTACCGAACTTAAGGGGAATGTCGTCCTGTATTAGTAAAGCAGCAGCAGCGTTACCACCACTTGATCTTCTAATCTGTACGTCAGCATCGCTGTCGTTCCAGACAAACTCTATGTCACCTGTGGTGCCAAATTCTAGTTCCTGACCATCTTGTAAGACAATCTTACCTGTTCCATTAGCAGATAAAATTAGGTCAGCGTCTGTTGTACTTGTTGTAACTTCGTTAGCATTGATTTGAACGTCATCAACGTAGAAGTCATCAAGTTTCTTGTTGCTATCAACGATAAGAGCACTAGCAGCAGTTGTAACACCATGGACTTGATCCATCATGTCGGTGTAATACTTACCACCTACAACCTGAGCAGCCGAACTATTGTCACCAATAAAAAGTCTGTCTCCTAGGTTTGCTTGCGTACCAGAACCAACTGTTACCGCAAGTTCACCAAAGTTAATAGTACCAGGAGCGGCTGTCCCCGTACTACGTTTAATAAGAAGTTGCGATGCCATCAGAATGTTCCCCCATTAACTGTGATGTTGTTTAAGACCGTTGTCGGAATAAATTTTGCCAGTGATGAACTGTATACTAAGACTCCACCATCTTGTAGACCACCAGAACTTGTGTCTGTTAAATCTACGTCAGCCAATGCTCCAACGGTACCACCGCCACCACCTGTGGCGACTCGTGTTACTCTTGGGACCGATTGGTCACCAAATCTTAATCTTGCCATTAGAGTGTTACCCCCTCAAGAACACTAACTGTACCTTCTAGCACTCTGGTTTTTAATCCAGAAGCGGCTGTTATAACAACGTCATAAACATATCTACCAGACTTCATAGTTGTTGTAACTGAAGCAGCTAGTCCAAGTTGAATACGTCCAGCAGTGAGTGGTGTTAATATAGAAGTTGAAACAGTTGTAGATGTACTACTTGTGTAATGCTTCTTTATTAGACACGCTGCGCTATATCCAGTGAGATCAAATTCGGTGCCGTTATCATTCTCGACAGAAAAGTCGATGTTGAAATCGGAACCTTGATAGATCAATAAATTGGATACGGCTGAAGCCATGCTCTAGTATTTCCCTAAAGAGTATTTATCTCAATTATTTATTACTATTTTCTACTAGAACCTTAAGCATATCCTTGAGTTCATTAATCTCAGATTTGAGTTCGTGAACATCAAGAGATTTTAGTCTTGCTTGCTCCCTTGCTTTGACATAAGCATGGTAACCAACACTATCCGTATTAATGATAGCATTGCTTTTGGGGTCTCTTCCTAAGTTCTTATGGTCCTCTACTTTAATTAATCCTTTCTCATCACGAGGGTCTCTCTCGACCTTCGGTTTATTAGCGAGAATTTCTTTTTCTCGCTCTATAGCATATGCTTCAAAATCTTCCATTAGGCAAGGGCAATGATTCTTAAATCCTTGACTCTTGGTATGTAAGGTTGATTGTAGTTTCTAAGTACGATCTTCAGTTGGAATCCATCATAAGCGGGAGCATCATCTACTGTGTACTCATAGTCACTGAAGACAAATGGATCGTTTTGAGGAACCATTGCTCCACTATCAGGTATACCAGTAGTGTTGAAGTATTCAAAGTTGAGGTCATCCGTGTCACCAGTATAACCTACTGGGACAAGTTTGTACATTGCGACAATATTAGAGAACTCGAAATTATTTGCCGATAAAGCAACCTTAACACCAGTAGCTGAGTTATCCAGCCTGGCGAGTCTAGTGATGTATATAGCGGCATTTTCATCACCCACTCCCAAGGAAGGAGCAGCGTTATTGATGAGGTTAGCCGTAGTTGTAACACTCATTCTTTGAGTATCAACAACAGGAGAAAGATGACTTGAATCAGAGAAGAAGTTAAGTTCTAGATCAAGTGACTTTCCACCAGACATATTACTAATCTCATTCTGCTTAGAAGCAATGAGTTTAGTGGCAAGGAAATAATTGATATCGTTAAGTGTTACATCTCTGTAAGTGGTATCCTTAACGAATGAAGTCTCAGCAGATACACCATTTGGGAATGGACCACAAGAGGTTCCACTCGTACCTAATGCTCTAGCACTAATGCTACAGCCAGGTTGTACCTGTGATTGAATTTGTGGAGTTAACACATCCCAAGGAGTGTTCTGTGAAATTGTAACACCATCACCACCAGCACTAATAGTTTTATGTGCTTTAACTCCTGTAATATTAAGTCTATACTTATGAGGACTATTCAACGAAGAGAGTCCACCAAATGTAGATGTATGGTGTGTGCCATTGATCTTAGTTAAAGGTATACCAGCAAGGGTATAACAAGCAACAGGATCATCGATAATGTGAGCTGTACCTGTAGCAGATCCAGAGTTAGTAACAGGATCCCAATTTCTACCACTAACAGAAGCAGCATTATGACCTAGGATATCAATAACCCAGTCAGGTGATCCAGCGTTAATATGCTCATAAGCAATAATCTCATCCCCGATCTTAACGAATCCAGGATTGGTATTAGATACAGCAGGAGCAGCATTACCTGGACCTGTGTTACCAGAGTTCAGAGAAGCAGCTTCAGCAGCAGTACCACCTATACAGAGATGGAAGTTAGCAGCATTATTAACAGTAATTTGTGATACACCAGTAGCAGCAAGAGCTGTCTTAAGTGTAGTATCTCCTACTTCTGAAGTAACACCATCAACCACTACGTAGTTGGTGCTAGATTGCATACCATGATTGCTATGGAAAACATCAACGTATGCTTGATCAGAGGTAGTAGCAAAAGCGTTTGGTAGAGCACTTACAAATCCACCATTGTTCTCTTCCAGTGTTGCGTTGTTAAGAATCAACTTAGACTGAGCGAGAGTAGTAGGTAGAGTAAATTCTGCCCTATAGATCTTGAACATCAGATCCTCAAACTGAGATGGTGTCCAAGTAGATGCGTTCTGTGATTTGAAGAGAACACCAATATAAGGTTGTTCTGAAATCTTCTCACCAGCATGAGCAGCATCTATAGCATCTTCACCTAGAAGTGAGATGAATACTTTGTATTGATTTGAGTCAGAGGTAACAACGATAGCGTGTTCCTGTGAATGTCCAATGTAAACTGGAGACTCAAATGTAAATGTTGTTGGTGTAGAGGCATCTGTAGATGTTACAACATCAGTTGCCTTTTTAATTACTTTGGAGAAAGGTACGATAGTCTGCGTTGGAGTACCATTTTCTACGGTACGAATATCAATCGCAACTGGGATCTCAGCATCCTTCTGTTGGAAGAATAGATCGATCTTAGTTAAGAAGACACCACCATCTAGATCCTCATCCTGTATCAGGAATGTTTGTGCTAGTGGGTCAGACCATAAAGTCCTGTTCTGTGTGAATTTCTGTTCGTCAATTTGTGCGTTACGTACAGAAATGATAGTTTCCTGCTGAGTCTGGAGAATACCAGTAGCAGAGTATTCTGTCTGAGCACTAGACTCTGATTCACCTTGTACAGTGGAATCATTAGTAGTGTCAGATAAACGGAAGATTCTAGTACCAGTCTTAAACTTAGGATTAGTTGCCTTACTAGGATCAGGTAGGAAGAATGATCCCTTCAAGAAACCAGAACTATCACTAACTAACCTTCTTTCCTTAACCTTTGCCTGAGCACCTGAAGACTGTCCAACCAAGACCTCACCTGGTATTGGGTTGCCAGAATAAGCTCCGAGAGCTTGAGCAGCAAGAGCACTGGTGTCAATATTAATCCATCCAAGGTTGGCGGTGTAATCCGAGACTGAGATGATACTTGTACCCGTATATGGGTTCTTGGAGTATGAGTCATTAGGTTCTAAAATTCTTAATGTACATCCAGATGTAAGACCTTTAACTGTCTCACCAACTTGGAATGGTGTACTGTTTGTATCAGAATCATCATTAGGGTTCTTAGTAACCTCAAGTAGTTTTGGAGTAATATATGCCTTAACATCTACACCATCGAAGAAAGCATAGAAGCGTGTTCTTGGCTTAAGTTTTTCACCCTTAAACTCAACGTTTCTAGAACGCATATTCTGAATATGCTCAACAGATACGATCCTGTTACCAAGACTCTGTTGTTCAATAATAGGTGTAATACTATGACGTACACCTGTTCTAGACTGGTCTGTTCTGACTCTAGAGAAGCGTTCAGTTCTAGTCCTACGGTTCTTACCCTTACCAGTTGTTACCTGTCTCTCTTGCCAAACGGTACCAGACCATGTTGTCTGCCATGAACCCCATTGGATAGGTGTTAAACCATTCTGGTCAGCACCAAACTCACGTAATGAAGTCTGGTAGTTACCCTCAACGGTTGGTCCTTGAATAGCAGATAATGTCTTAGTATCTACCCAATCATCAGATTCTGGAGTTAACTTAATATCTCCAATGAATGTAAAGACGTTGAATGGGTTGACATTCTCAAGAGCAGAAGCATAGGGTTGGTCAACCAATACTAAGTCAGTATATGGTAGAGTTACTATATCTCCTGTTTGTTTAATGTTAGTAGAGTTAGCACTAACAATTAGTGGGATGTTCGTTGTGTAATGAGAAGGTCTGCAATGACCCTCATCAAAATCAATCGAGACTCTATAGTCGGGATGGAAAGTATCACTGGTTCCTAATGATGCGAAGTTGTCAACAATGAATCCATTCTTGAATCTGTCCATTCCGTTAGTGTCACGGACAGCAAAAGAAGCAGTTTCAGCCTCAAGTAAGGATAGTTGTGTGTAGTATTCAAGAGTCTTGATACGATGCTCAAGTTGTTGAATATCTCTAAATGTATATCTCTTATAATTCGTTTGTACAATTGTTACGTCTTCATCAACATCAAAGACATATGGTTGAATTGTAATCGTTGCCAAAAGCATTGCGTCATCAACTGCTTCTGGTTCTACAGGATTCTCAGATGGTTCTCCCTTAGCAATAATAATCTTATTATTTCTATTAATACTAAGTTTGTCTATTCTACCTAGGTAGTACTCATAGGATAGGATAGTTGTATCTGCCTGTCCTGGTATACCTACAAGGTTACCAGTGAATGCTCTATTACTATGGTTAAAGTAATCGTTTGATGAATGTAAGAATGGTGATAGTCTTGTACCTGACCCTGAAATAGCAGTAGGGACCATTGGACGGAAGTCTAAACCATTTCTAAGAGGAATAGTTCCAAAGGTAGGAATTTCCTTATAATCTTCAGTAGCATATGAGTCTACACTATAGAACCCATCTCCACTGGTTGTTACAAATCTATCGAAGATGACTAAGCATCTACGTGTTGGAGCAGCATAACCAGACTTTCTTACAAGTCTAGAGTAATCATAATACTGTTCTCTTTGACCATTGTCTAATTCAAAAGAAGTTGTTATGTTTGCGCTACCTGCTTTAATTGATCCAACAGTAATCTTACCACTAGCATTTGGTGTACTAATTGCTTCCTCACCTGAGAAGGCACTGTCATTCAACATGACATAGTATACTGTTGTGCTATCAAATGAAACCACCTGTGCTTTAGCACCTGATTCAGCACCTGTTAGAATCTCACCTATTCCAAGAGTACCAATAAGGTTACTATATCCTAGGTTGGGGATTTCTGGATCATCAGAATTAGATGACTCATATACAGCTTTCAGTTTGAAAGCATCAGCACAACCCAATGAGATGTACTTATCTTCTAATCTATGACCGTAACCAGCAGTAGTTTGTGTTAAACCATTAGCAGTACTGCCTGAAGTATGGTCAACTCTGAGCACCTTCATACGCTCAGTTGTTTTTGCCTTAGCAGTTCTATTACTTGAATAGACTGTTGCTATGACAGTAGCAGTGGTAGAACCAGCATTCAATCCAGTGATTGAAGCACTAGCATCACCAGGGCTAGAAGTAGTTGAGATACCGTTACCTACGGTATATGAAGTACCAACATTAGTACCACCAGTGACGACGACTTGGAAATCATCAGCATCGGTAGGATCTCTAAATGTTAAATTAGAACCAGCAGATATTGAGAATGCTCCACCTGTGACACTGGTTGTATAAGACTTGCGGAAGTATCCTAAAGGAGCAACAGCAGTACCAGAGCTATTAGTCGAGGTAGACTTAACAGCAGCTTTTGGAATAGGTGATATAAGTGTTCTCTTTTGAGCTTCCCTAATCTGTCCTCTTAGGATAGTGATATTACCATTAATTGCTCCGTCAGCAAGGTTATTAGTACCGACTCTAGCAATAGTAATAACTGTAGCACTGGTTACAGCAGTTACTCTAACCTGATGTGATAAGTTATTATTACTAAACCTTAATATATCATTAACTCTTACCTGTGAAACAAAGTTACTTAATGAAGCAGTTATAGTACCAGTAGCATTACCAGAAACACTACTCAATACAGGAGCATTGGCAGAGACAGTTGCTTGACTGTCAAGTATTAAATCAGAGGTGAATCCAGACTTAAAGAATGACTTAGTATCTGTAAACTGATAGTCAGTTACAGCAGATATAGTAGCGACAGCAGAAGAAGGAGCTTCTTCTAAAGCAATCTGTTCATTAACAAATGTACCAGTCACACCTTCAAATGTAACTGCAGTAACAGTACCATTAGTTCTAGAATAACCAGTAGCACCTGATGTCATACCAATGTACTTCTTGTCGGATACTATAGCAGCACTACCAATAGTAACAGTGGTAAACAGATCAATATCTGCTAGGTTCACCTGATAGTTAGTAGCATCAACGTCTCTAGCACCACTATCAAATGAGAATCCAAATACTCTCGCTTGACCTATATTGTTACCATTAGAGTTACCATCAGTATCAATTCTCTCATCATATAAACCAACAGTATCATATAATTCTACAGCACCATAAAGATTGTCTACAACAACATAGTTACCAAAATCTGATGTTATTGACTGCGAATCAGCAGCAGTAAATGTGCGGGGCTTGTCAATATCCTTAAATGAATTGGCTAGTTTCTCTGTTCTATAACCAGAAACATAGGCAGTACCTGGAGAGACTTGTACAGCAAGCTTATCCTCAGTAGGTGTAGCACTATCCTGAGTTGTTTGATCACTGTTATAGACCCCATTATTAAATGCGTCGTTAAGGTTTTCCCTTACATCAACGCTAAATCTCTTGACATAATAGTCACCAGACTCTTCTTTAGTCCTAGTAGCTAATACATCATTAATAAATCCAAGATCACTACGCTCAACTTTCTTCTCAATCTTACCAACATTAGTACGTAAGAGTTCAATAAAGTCAGCAGAGTTAGGATCTGTTAAAGCTTTCTTAACCAGAGTTAGGTTAATCTTAAACCTATCAGCACCTGGGGCTGAGAAGTTAGTGCTACCAACAGCATTATCATAGAGGGTAGCATCCTCATCAGCAGTAATAATTCTTTCTTCTACCTTAAGTCCAACCTTGTAAGATGGAGTATTGTTATACTGATCGAGTAATAGAGTCTGCTCTGCTACAGGAACAAAGTATCCACGAACAAAATATACACCCTTACCAATGTTAGCGGTAGATCCAACAGCAGTGCTATTTGAGTTAAGCAACTGAGCAAGAGGTGTACCAGCAACTATAGTTGAGGTACTGTAAGTTATATCTTCTTCACACGTTAAAATTTCACCAGCAGTAAATGTACTTGTAGTGTTATCATCTGCTTTGGTTAGGTATGTTACATAAAATGAAACATATCCACGAGTTGATGTAGTAGAACTAATTGAGAAGCTAACTCTAGCACGGATGTTTGAAGTGGCACCCTTCACAACCTTGCCGTTAAGCGAATCTCTATACAATTCTAAAGGTAGGTTCAGATAGTTATTCTGAACTAAAACAACAGGATAATTCCTGTTAAGTGTAGTACCACCAGGTACCACCATACTACCCTCTTTATACACACCTTGACCAAATGTATCAATCTGGTTCTGTAGGAGTGATTGGAGTGTAGTTAGTTCTCTTGCCTGAACTGGAAACCCAGGCTTAAACAATACCTTTAAAAACCCTTTGTCGTCATCGAAGTCGTCAAAATAGGGAGATATGTTTAGATTCGTATTCTGTGCCATTTAGAATTCAATTACTACTTTGAGCTCTTCGTTTTGATCTGCCGATCTCGTAATCGGGTTCCTATTGTCTATGTAGAGGACTTCTCCAGAGTTGATTTCAATCTCACCGTTAGCATAACCTTCAATGAATGCTAATCCAAGTTCATATACAGATACACCGATAGTGATCTGAGTTACAGGTACAGTTGATGTACCAAATGATTGGTTTGGGGTAGCAGTTATTAGGTTAGAAGATGTGATTTCATAGTTACCACTGAAAGGAACAATGTTCCCAGAGGTCAATCCATCATTGGAGTCCTGATAATACCTTAAGACTTTGGTATTTGAATCATACGATACAACGTATCCTTTAGCATTAGTGGTAGTCTGAGTGATCGTCGTACCCGTACTAAAGTTTCCGCTAGGTGTACCTGTGCCAGACTGAGGGAAGATCATTGCTTTAATAGCAGATCTTGTGTTCTGGTCTGAGATAGCAGTCGTCTGATAATCAAATGGGTTGAGTACCAAACCAACTCTACGGAATGTGAGGTCAGTTGGGAAGTCAACGAATGCTGTTGATGTTTCTAACTTAGAAGCAAACATGAGACGGTAAGCACCAATCTCTCTGATAACATCATTACCATGTCCACCATTAGGAGGAATGATAACGTCTAAGTTAGCACCAGATCCACCAGCACCAATGTTAGGGATTAATCCAACATCAATAGTACCGAAACTATATTTGGATCCAGAGTTGGTTACAGTAACGTTAGTTACAGAACCAGATTCTATAGTAACAGAGCAATATGCCTGTGTTCCACCATTGACTGACCAGTCACCACGAATAGGAACGTTGGTGTAGGTGTCATTGTTATAGCCTTGACCAGCACCTTCAATAACAACAGTATCAATAGATCCAGCACCAGCAGCAGCTTGTACTAAACTATTTTCAAGTACAGGGATAAACTCTGTAGTAACGAATTTCAGGATATTGTCAGCATCAATGGTATACATATATTTCCAACGATACTTGTATTCGGATGAATCATTGGTTTCAATAACTGTGGTAGAGGTACCCGTTGGTTGAACAAGTGAGGGTCTTCCTCTAGGGTATGTGGGAGACTGACCATTGTACAAACACTTGTACACGTTAAAGTCAGAGTTCATCACATAGAAGTTTGAGTCATATAAACGAGTAGCACCATTGGCAGTAGTCTTAGCAGGACTATAGTCTGGCTTGTACATAGAATACGTACGTCCAGTACCACCAGTAGTCTCAGTAGGATCTATCCAGTCTACTCTTGGTACCACTAAAGATGTATCAGTGATATCTACTCTTTTAAACGCAACTGAATCTCCATATGTTTGCCTATGATATGTAAATGAGTCAATAGGCTCATTTGTAGGAGGAGAATCAGTAGTGCCCCAGGCTTTCGGACGACCTACAAACAAATATACTTTGTTTGCATCCGAACCAGAGCTACCGAGGGTATTTCTAAACGCCTCGGCTGCGTAAATTCTAAATTTGTCGGTTACAAGTGCCATCAGACAAGGGCTTTATAGGTTATTTATACTACGTAGACGCGAACTGTTGGAAGAATCTCTAGACTCTCTCCAGTCGCAGCCAATCCTACTGGTATGGTGAACGTGAATGTGGTATCTCCAGTTTTTGTTATCCTGTAAGTACCATTTAATGAGGTAGCAGGATATGATCCCTGACCAGAGGTGAACTTAATGAACCTCTCCATACCTGTTAGAAGATTGTGATTAGCACCCATAGTAGCGGTGACTAAACTTGAGGATCGTAAGACCCCATTTACTGTTACCGAAGTATCAGCAGAATTGTATGATCCCTGTTGTATACTGATCGCATGACCAGTTCCTAGGGAAGGACCAGTATCCTTATGTCCTCTACCATTGGTAGTGACAGTGAAAGTATTAGCCCCATAATCAACACTACCATAAAGAATCCTTTCAACACCCCATACACCAGCAGTGCTATTCCAGAAAGGAATCATTATCTGACCCTGACTTGGGAATCCTACACCGCCATTATAATATGCGTCGAGTACATTAATAGTGCTTGCTGTAGCAGAGATATTTGAGGTTAACTGAGTAGTATATAAGAATACACCGTTAGAAACTGCTCTGTCTCTCTGCGTTCTTTCCAGAGCAATAGGATGATATGGTGTGACTGCTGGAGCAGTATTATAGTTAGAACCACCCTCAAGGTTGGTTACTCCTATAACTCTACCACTACCAACTTCAATAGTTGTTTGTGCAAAAGCACCAGTTCCACCACCACCACTGAACAAGAGGTATGGGGGGACTTCGTAGTTAGAACCAGCAGATGTGATTGTTACATCAACAACTTTACCACCAACTACAGTAGCAGTAAACTCAGCAACTGTTGGTCTGAGTCCTGTATACTCATATGTATCTAATGAAGACGAACTAGCAACAGTAGCAAGTTTACGTGACTCTCCTTCAGATTGAATCTCTAAGATATCACCAGGATCAAGACAATTGTAAGTATCTTCAGTTGTTATATCCAGATTTGATCCAGTATAGATGAATACAGATACATCTGTACCCGCTCTAGGTGCTTCACTAAACTCAAGGATAGAACCATTGAGAGTGTAAGCAACTTCAGGTTCCTGATATATTCCATTAAGGAACATAACGAGGTTATTCGCTGTTATAACAGCTGTTGAATCAGATTCAAGTGAGAATGGTTGATCATTCTTCTTAAGAATGAATGTCTTCTTACTTCCATTAAAGTATGGGGCAAGATCATCCATATCCTGTAACTGCCCAACGTAGAAGCAGTAGAAGTCCATATTACCTAATGGAGCTTCTGTAAATGTAATAGTAGAAGGTGTTCCTGTATATGAGTATGAATCAGTAACCTTCTGTATAGTAGAGTTCAAGAATAATAGGAATCTATCGTTAGCAGGTAACGTATATCCACTACCACTAACAGTAGCAGCAAAAGCAGTAGTAACACCATTAAAGGATACTGTTGAAACCTCAATCTGGAATGAATTTGTAACCGTGCCACCAATATCAGAAGCATCGGCACCAAGCATATCTGTATTCTTATAACCATCTCCACCATTAACTAAGGTTACCGAAGTAACAGCTCCTGTAAGAGTTGCAGTAGCACCACTAGCAGCAGTAGCGGGTGTACCACCACTAATTGCTATAGATGGGGTAGAAGAGTATCCCTGACCCCTGGACTGTACAACAATCTTCTCTAAATGCCTACCAACAGTAGCATAAGCAGTAGATGTTGTTGTAATTGTGTCAGCAGCATTAGCAATAATTTCAACTGTTACATCATCATATCCAAATCCACCTTCCGTAACCGTAACACCTGTCAAAGCACCACCAGCGACAGCAGCAGTAGCTGTAGCGTTAGCACCAGTATTAGATGTGATCTTAACAGTAGGAACATTATTATACCCAACCCCTACTGCGATAAGATCAATCTTCTTAATCGTACCTTCCTTAGAAAGTATTGGAACCATTGTTCCTGCTGTAGTTGGTGAACCACCAGTTAAAGTAATTGTTGGTGCAGTTTCATAACCATCACCACATTGACCTACAGTCCTTGTTATTCCACTAAAGTTACCCTGATCTATTGCTGTATATGCTAGATCCATTAAGGTATCAACAGCAGCTTGAACATGTGTACATCCCCACTGACCATTGAGTACAGCACCAGAAGTGGAACTCAAGAATGTATGAGTATAAGGTGCTCCTGTTATTACAGCACCTGATGTGGCACTCTTAAACTTATGAGTATGCTGACCACCAGTAATAATACTGTTAGATAAAGCTGATACGTACGCATGTGTAGATACATGAGATGATATACCAACATCTAAAGTAATAGTAGTGGAAGATACCGCTGAAATATTAATAGCATGATCATATGACCTATCACGTTTCGCTCTAATCTCTGCTCTGTTAATTGAGTTAGCAACACCAGAAACGAACGTATGTGTTGATTCATTAGTAGATGGAGTGTAATCCAATACTTGAATATCAAATGTATTCGCAGTTACATTAGAAACTGGGACATATCTACCACTTAAAGGATCTCTTGTATTGATACCATTAGTAACACCAGATACCCATACATGAGCATCAGTGTTAGTGGAAGGAATTGTGTCTAATACTTGTACTGTAAATGTATTGGAAGTCTTAGCATGAACCTTCAACCACTTACCACTAGCATAGTCACTGGAACGAGGATATGGCTTAACAGCACTGTTACCATCTTGGGCACAAGTGAATGATATAGCACCATCATCAAATAGAACCTCATCTCCAACCGCAATACCATGTTGAGCAGCAGTTGTTGTAACAACCATCAAACCCGTAGCAGGATCATATGTTGTACCAGCAGCAGCTGTGAGTTCTGACTTAGTTCCTCTAGGATAAGCAGTACCAGATCCCTGTGTATTACCTACATTGACTGTAATCGTCTCAATATCATAATCTGTAATAGATAAGGTCTGACCATAAACAGGATCAGTTGCTCTAGGATAAGTGTGAACCGAACCATGACTGTCTAACTCACAAGTGAATGATAGTTTATTAGCACCAATCTGAATTGTATTAGAAGTCGTTAAACTATGTGTTCCAACGTTTAATATCAATTCTCCAGTGCCAGAATCATAGGTAGCAGTAGTGACATCCATGTTACTACCACCAGTTACAGTAATAGCACTACTAGAAGTACCACCATTCCATGTGTGGATACCAGAACCATAATCACACCTGAAGGTTATTGCTCCATCATTCAATTTAATCATATCTCCATTCTCTAATCCATGAGCAGCAGATGTGATGCTCATTACGCCCGTAGTACCGCTATAAGTGGCACCAGTTGGTGTTAATGCTGTAGGAGCTACCCAAGTATGAGTTGTAACGTTAGAAGATGGTTGAGTTGCTAGGACTTGTAGATCAAATGTATCAGTAGCAGCATTAGTTACCTCAATCCACTTATCGTAGAATGGATCTGTAGAACGAGGGTATGTGTGATCACCAGAATCACCATGAGTACATGTAAACTTAAAGCTATTAGGTGCTAACTTGACCTTATCTCCATTACGTAATCCATGAGCAGCAGATGTAATACTCATTACACCTGATGTTGGGTTGTATGCTACGTTAGTAGCCTGATGTCCATCAATAGTAGTTCTAGGATAAGCATGATTAGTAGCATCAGCATCTTCATCACATGTGAATGTGATGGCACCATCTAACATCTTAACCTTTGTACCAATTCTTAAATTATGAGCACCAATGGTAACTTCCATGGTACCAGCAGCAGCATTGTAAGTAGCACCAGTCGGTGTGAATGCTAATTCAGGTGCTTTACCAACATCAAGAGTAATAGTGTCATATGTAGCATCAATGATCTGAAGTGCTGAGTCATATGCTCTGTCAATCTTCTGTGTGACACCACCTGAGCTGGCACTTACGAATGTATGGGCAGTAACGTTAGTAGAAGGTAGAATATCAACAACACGTACATCAAATGTATTAGCAGTGACGTTACTTATCTCTAACCAAGCACCAGAAGCTTCATCTGATGATCTTGGATATGTGTGATTACCAGCACCCTCAGTACATGTGAATGTTAGTGAATCATCTGCGAATTTAACAAAGTCTCCAGAAACCATTCCATGACCAGCAATGGTAGATGTTAATATACCTGTTGTTGGATTGTAAGTAGCATCAGTAACTGTATGAGTTATAGTTGCTGTTCTTGGGTAAGCATGATCAGTGAAGTGATCATCCATATCACAAGTCAATGTAATAGAACCATCAGCAAGTTTAACAGTCTGACCAGCAACAGTAATGCCATCAGCAAGGGCAGATACAAATGTATGAGCAGTTACGTTAGTAGAAGGTGTAGAATCTAGAACCTGTATTGTGAAAGTATCTCTAGTAATATTCCCTACATTAATCCACTTCTGACTTACTGGGTCAGATGCTCTAGGATATGTCTTAGTGCCAGCACCATGAGTACATGTAAATGATACTGAATCATCCTTAATCTTAATCTGGTCAGTAGAAGTTAGATTATGATCAGGTACAGTCAGTGTCATAATACCTGTAGTAGGATTATAAGCAGCAGTCTCTACGGTTAGTATTCTCTGAGGTCTGAATCCATGAGGAAGTATAACTGCTCCAGTAGCAGTTCCACCAGCCCATGTATGAGTATGATTTCCACCACCAATAACACCAGCAGTAGCAACGTGTCCAGGCTTCCATCTGTGAGTTGTAGTATCAGAGGATATACCGACGTTAAGTGTAATAGTTGTACCAGTAACAGAAGATATCTTCATTGCGTTCTGATATGACCTATCTCTCTTCTGCTTAATTCCGTTTGTAACAGCAGAGTTAAAGGTATGTACAGTAGCATTAGTACAAGGAGTATTCTCTAAACATTGTATGTCAAATGTACTACCAGTACATCCAGATACCTGAACCCACTTACCAGATATAGGATCTGTAGAACGTGGATAAGCATGAGTACCACCACCCTGAGTACATGTGAAGGTTAGACTATCATCATCTAATTTAACCCAGTCACCATCTCTCATTCCATGAGAAGCAACGGTTATAGTAACGATACCTGTCTGTGTATTGAAAGCAGCACCAGTGGCTGTATGTGTATCAATAGTAGATCTAGGATATGAGTGATCTGTAACGTAATTGTCTAGATCACATTGGAATTTAAGATCACTTGTATTAAGTAATACTGTATTTCCAACCTCAAGTAAATGATTACCAACAGTAAGACTCATCTCACCAGTTGTAGGTTCATATGTACCATCAGTAACATCATGGTTAACTGTAGGTGAAGTACCCACATTAACAGTCACTGTAGTTGAATCCTTAGCAGTAATATTAAGAGGTTTGTTGTAATATGGATCTGTTGCCCTAGGATAGGTGTGCTTAGTGGAATGTTCATCCATAGCACATGTAAATGTTAGTGAATTAGGAGCAAATAAGATGTGCTCACCAACTATCATTGAATGACTACCTATAGTTGCCACCAGGTCGCCTGTAACGGGGTTGTAAGTAGCGTTGGTTACATTGAACTGAGTATTGACTATCTGTAGTTCTAAACGTCCTGTAGCACCGTTATATGAAGCATCAGTGACATCAAATAGAACCTGAGGAGTTGACCCAACGTTCACTGTAATTGTGGTTCCAGTTACTGCTGTAATTTTTATAGATTTACCAAATGCGAAGTCAGTGGATCTAGGATACTGGTGATGTGTGACACTACCATCCATAGCACACTTGAATGTCAATGAAGCATCAGCAATCTGTATGCGTGTACCAACAGTTAGACTATGTGATCCAATGGTTAATTCTAGATTACCACTAGCTTGTGTATAGGTTGCTGCTGTAGGAGTAAAGGAAGCAGGTGTAGTTGTAGAATATGCTGTGATAGTGCTATCCTTAAACTGCTGCTTAGTTGTTAGATTTAGTTGTGGATATAACTCAAATGACTCATTATTGATTGCCTTGAGAACCATCTGACGTGCTTCTTCAAAGACGTACTTAGTCTGTGTCTCTTCACCTGAAATATGTGCTCCAGTGAAGTACATATTGATAGTATCATAAAGAATATGGTTACCACCGAATGCTATGTTAACACCAACTGATTGTAAAACATCAACTGTGTCTGCTTTACACTGATTGGATCCAAGTCCAGGAACAGTAAATCCAGTAGGAGCAGTCCTAGTGAATGCGCTCATAGTATCAGTATCTACTGCCACCTCAACGATGTTGAATAGTGTGTCTACGGTAGAACATACAGTAGCACAAGGATTTCCACTAAGTCTGGTCAATCCACCATCATATTTCTGAGTGGCACCGTGTGTACCTTGTATAGTAACAGCTTCCTGTCTAGCAACTTCTTGTGCTATCTTATTTGCTTCACGGAAAGCATATATGGTATGAATTTCTTCTCCAGCAACGTGAGCACCATCAACATAATACTTGGCAGCGTCGTATACTTCACTGTTACCACCAAACTTCAAGTTAATACCAATTGCTTCTAATACATCGACTATATCATCAACACAATCCTGACTATCACCTGTTGGTTCAACAAATAGGGCAGGAGTTGTCTTAGTGACATGTACCATTAAGTCAGTATTGATAGCAGTCTCAACAATGGATAATAATGTAGAGATTGTAGACTTAATACTTACACAACCATCAAAGATATAGGTAGTATCTTCTGTATACTGAGTATATCCATGAGATCCACCAACTGTAACCAATTCATTGACAACAACCTTATTCATCAGTGTCTTCAATTGGTTAATAACAGCAAGAGTCTGTTGTTCCTCTCCAGCAATAACACTACCACTATCATAAGCACCAGTGTAGAAGTAAGCAGCATCATATACCTTATTATTACCACCATGTAGGAGGTTAAAGGATACAGCATCTATAATATCAAGAACATCATCAACACAATCCTGAGATGTATAACCCTGAGCGTGATTATATCCAGGATAGTCTATAGTACTGAATAGATGATATGCTTCCCATGCTAGGAATTCTCTATTACCTTGTATTAGGTTATATGCGTCAAATGATCTCTTATTAGGTATGACATAAGGAATATCAGCATGCATTCTGTCCACTGCTTCTTTAGCAATGAAGTCCTTATTCATTAATATTAAGTTTGCTCCATCTGATACTCTATTATCAGTAGGAGTACCATAATTGTTAAGTAAACCAACAGCAACATCAGCAATAACCTCAGCGTTGTTGTCTATTAGTAGACGAGCATCAGCATATTGATTGTTTGTGTTGTGGGTAGCACTATCAAGTACATCGGTAACTACAATATTACCAGTTGCTCCCGTACCAGTATTACCTCTCTTATTGATTAAAGAAACACCATTATATGTACCAGCAGTATATCCAGAACCCTGATAGAGTCCATCAGTAGTATTCAAAGAACTGATTACATCACCAAATTGATCTAACTGGAAGTTAGTTGTTATATCATTTCGCTTATAGTACATAACAATGACTTCTGAGTCCATCATAGGTGCCTCAGAGAAAGTTAATGTACTACCAGATAAACTATATGATACTGGGTTCTGTACTATACCATTAATAACAACCATAAGCATATTCTTATTGGTTGGTGCTACAGCAGCATCCCTATATCTCAACTGGAAGTCCGTAGTATATCCATCAAATCTAACTCTTAACTTATGTTGATCAGAAGTGGATAATCCAGTTATAGCAATAGATCTATTGACAGCAGCATTCGATGGAGACTGTGCAAGTTTAATATTATCAGCATCTACTCTAATTACATAGTAATCGTCAGCGTTACTGATCTTCTTCCAGATCTTAGTAGCAGGAGTAACGTTAACAGTAATAGTTGTAGCAGTTACAGCACTAATAGCAAGTGCCTCACCAGAAACAGGATCAGTTGCTCTAGGATAAGCATGGTTGGAACCGTGACTATCCATGTCACATGTAAATATAACTCCACTATCAGCAATAGTAACTGTATTAGCAGTAGTAA